CCAGAGGGCTGGCCGCCCTACGATCCCACTTGAAAGCTGTACGTAGGGCGGGGTGACCTCACCCCGCTGCACCCCTCACTTTTTCGCCCCCTCCTTCCCCTGCGCCAAAATCCTTACCAGCCACCCGGGCACGGGTGCGCCCATGGCGGCGGCGTTCTCGGCAATGGAACCGAGCTCGGTAAAAATATACCACACCAGCACCACCGGCAGCACCACGCCGTTCACCTCAAAGCCCAGCCCGGGCAGGTTGGCAACGGCCACCGCCAGCACGGCGTCGGTCAGGGCGCACACCAGCACAACGACCACCATCCCGGCCTTGTGCCAGATGCCGGTCCGGGCGGCAGCGCTCGACCACGCGCCCCTGCTGGCCGCGGCGGCGCTGCCGCTGACCCAGTCCAGCGCCATGCAGGCGGCCCACGCCACAACAAGCCAGCCCAGCCAGCCGAACGCTGCCGTGAACGCCCCGCACACCGCCGCCACAACGGCCTTGCCGCTGACAAACAGATTTCGTTTCTCCATTAAGCATCCCTCCATTCGCTTCTGTACAGTCCGGCATCCACCAGCCCGCGGGCCCGGCAGACTTCCAAAACCGCGTCCGCATCGCCCTGGGTGACCGGCCCCACCGTGATGACCTGCATCCGTCCCGCCGCGCCGTACACGCCGACAGCATTCTCGCACCCCGCATACACCGTCGGGTCCAGCCCGACACCGCCCGCTGCGGCGCGCACCTCCAGGTGGCAGTGCCTGTACGGCGGGTCGGCCAGCGCCGCATTGCCGGTATTGCCCATGACAGCCAGTGCGTCCCCGCTCGCCACGCGCTGCCCGGCCTTGACCAGAAGCGACGCACAGTGGGCAAAATACAAAAAGTTCACGGCGTCGGGCGTCTGCCCGCGGTCCAGCTGAACACAGACATAATAGCCCCACTCCCAGGTCTTGTCGCGCCTGTCCGTGACGATACGCGCCCGGGTCACGCGGCCCGTGATGCGCTTGCCTTTATAGTAGGGCATTCGGATCGTCGCGTCGTCCAGCCCGGCCAGGTCAAGCCCGCCGTGCCAGACCTTACCCCCGCCGCGGGTCCAGCCCCAGCGGGCGTAGGGGCAGCGCACCTCGGTGCGGCCCGCAAAAATTCCTGTCTGCTGCATCCTCAGCCTCCTCTGCGCAGGGTGTAGATGACCTTCATCGTCTTGTCGGCGGTCTTTTCCACCGACTTCGGCAGGTCGTTGATCGTCGCCAGATAGTTTGCCCGCAGCACACGCTCAGTACGGATGCGGCTGTCGCCGTAGTAGCGGCGCAGCGGCGTCAGCGGCTCGCCCAGCACCGGCACTGTTGTGGAAAAGCCCGACGTCGTGTTGTCGTAGCCCGCCGCCTCGCAGGAGAACAGCTCGTTCTTCCCGGTGTTCAGCACCACGGCGCGGGTGCGGTAGTAGCAGTACAGCCGCCCGTCGTGGGCGTCGGACAGATACGCCATGTCGTCGCCGTGCATCGTCACGGCCTGCACATCGGTGGGGTCAGCCAGCGGAAAGCGATAGATCTGCTCAGCCTGGTCCTGGACCATATAAAGGCTGCCGCCGTAGACCGTGCCGTTCAGCGGCGTGCCGCGGTTCTCACTGATGAAGGACTGCAGGTCAACGCCGGTGTTGTTCGGCACGGTGTAGTCCTTTGCCGCCAGCGTTTTTCTGTCGTACTCACGTATTTTTACAACGCCCATTGCGTCAATGTAGTCAACCTCCGGCGCAGACACCAGATAGATTTTATCCGCCTCCGCGTCAAAGCAGATGCGGCAGTAGTCCTCCCCGGCGGAGGAATCCACCTGCAAAAAGCCCGCCACATCCAACGTGTCGGTGCTCCGCAGGCTGTCCCACAGGCCGGTGGGGTCGCGGCGGAACAGGTCCAGCGTTTTCAGCCCCAGCGCGTGATGCCGCAGCTCCAGCACGCCCTCGTCGGCGTTCAGATACCCGGCCACGGCCTCATCCGCCTCGGGGTCGGCGTAGAGCAGCACCCCCTTCTCGTCGGTGGGGTAGGTCGTTTTGGCCAAAAGGCCCGTCAGCAGCTGGTCACCGCCCAGCGCCCCGCCAAAGCCGAGCCGGTCCGCGTTGCAGGAAGCCGCGTCCGGCGCGTCGATCATCTCGGAGTAGTACGCACCCATCGGGTGGGTCAGGCAGACCGAGCCGATGACGCCGTTGGCCTGGCTCGTCGCGAACTCATAGACGTAGGTCACGACGCCGCTCCACGGATCGATCTTCGTCTCGGTCAGGTTGGCGCTGCCGCGCACCGTGTTTTTGGTCGCGTTGACCTGCCCGGCCATCGCCGTGCCCACAACGCCCGCGCCCGCCGGGGCAAACAACGTGGCCGGGTCGCTGCCCAGCGGCGTGTCGTACAGCAGCAGGCCGCCGTAAAACATCGTCACCAGATCCTTCGGGGCATTCGTGTACCTCTGGTCGCCGCGCCACAGCAGCATGGCCTTGTTCAGGCTGCCGCCGTAGCCGTTAAAAATATCCGACACTGCGTTGGTGATAAGATTATCGCTTTCCACCACCTCCACCGCGCCGGTGTGCACATCGGTCAGTTCAATGCGCGTATGACCGTGCAGGGTCATTGCATCCGCTCCCTTCGTTTTATACATTGATGCTGCGTGCTTTTATTGCAATCGGCAGCAGTGTCTCCTCACATTCCAGCGTGCCGTCCCACGGCGTCTCGCTCGCCATGCCCTGCCCGGTCACGGTGGCCTTGATGCCGTAGGGCGCGATCTTCACCGTGCCGCCCGCGCAGACCAGCCGCACCGACAGCCGCGTGACCGTCCCGGCCTCCACCGACGCAAACGGGTAGAACAGCGCCAGCGTGTGTGCGCCCGTCTCCAGCCGCTGCTGTGGCGCAAAATTTTCCACAGGCACGTCGTTTATATAGTACCGCACGGTCAGCGTCAGTACCTTGCCGGTGTCGGGCGCTGCGTCCAGCAGCAGCTGCGCCAGGAACATAGCGCTCGTCTCCTCCACTGCCGTGAAGGCAATTGCCACGGCGGGCGTCTCCACGGTCTGCACCGCCAGTTCCGCCGGGGTCGGGAAGCTGTAATACACGATCCGCTTGCTCTCGGCGCTGTTCTGTAAGCGGCGCAGCGCTTTTTCCGTCGCGCCGTCCGTTGTGCCGCCTAAGTACGGGTTGCGGCCCACGCCCTTTAAGGTCTGCCGCCCGCGGTAGCGCCAGACGAAATGCGTCACGAGCATCTCGGGCGCAGTGCCGTCCTCCATCGGCAGCGCCACGCGGTCCCCCGGCTCAAACGCCGGGTCGCCGGGCATCGTCACGGTGGCCGGGACGTAGTCCAGCCTTTGCAGCGCCGCAAACAGGTTGTCGGTGATCTGCTGCCGTGTGGCGGGCAGACCTTTTTCGGCCAGCGTCATGTTGGAAATGCGCATCGTCAGGCCGGTATCCTGGCTGCGGCCCGCGGCAAAGCTGCCGTCGTCGGTCTCGATGCTCAGCGCCGCGTAGTGGCAGGCAAAGTCCGAGACCGCCGCCTCGCTGCGCGCCGCCGCGGTCAGCGCGGCACAGGGCTTTTCGGCAAAGGTGCGCAGCACCAGCCGCCCCGCGCGGTCCGCCGCCGCAAAGCCGCCCACCAGCTGTGCCACAGCGGCGGCGCACTCCCGCCAGGTAGACAGGCCGTCCGCGCCGCTCAGCTGGCAGACGAGGGCCGCGTTCGGGTTCAGCGCGCCGATCTCAGCCTCTGTC